CTGGGACAACGATTTCCGACATCATTCGCTCCACATCTCACCCTCTGTGCTACACCCGATCTTTGTCCCACTATTATTGGCACAGAGGGCGGCACAATCACCCCTGTGGAGAAAAGCTTGGGATGCGGGAACAACACCTCATGAGCCAACTCTGATTCGAGGAGATGCGAAGCTGCAATAACAACGTGTCCCTTGATGAGTGCGACGAGCTTGAGTTTACGCTCCATGTTCCGACGAATGGCCTCAACATCCGCGGCCGTCCAAGCGACTTGCGAGTATGTCACTCGGTCGAATTCTGTGAAGTATACTCGGCTCAACGTAATGGAATCAGGAGAGACGAATTTCATCTATACTCCTTCAATGGAATGGCCAGGGCTGGGTCCATTTGTTATTCTACCATTCCTGCAGTGAACCTCTCCTTCATTCGTCCGACCCCCGGTGTGATGTGGCTTCCTCGTCAACCCAGTCTTCCTCTTCCCAGGTCATGCCGCGGCGACCGGGGACTTTGCGGGTCGCACCAGCCCGGTAAAGTGAGCAGCTTTTTGGGCCGTAACAGAATGTCTCAAACCGGTACTTCTTCTGCGATGGATTCCACTGGTCAATGATCATCTCGACCGGCATGCGACAACCCCAAATGCAAGTCAAACACTTTGCGTCATAAGTGCGGGCATCCAAACGACAATGGCCGCGTTCCCGGTATGTGGGCAAATCGGGCGGCACTCCGAGGAAGGGAGGACCATCAGGTGGCGCATCCTCACTGCTCTTCTCGATCTTGATTCGACTCGTCTTGTAGTATCCGCCTATCTCCAGTCGCGGATCATCCACGGGCACTGAATGGCCGCTGACTTCCATTCCAGCATGAAACTGATGCTTCTCGTGTGCGCCTTTGCCGACGGCAATCAGGAATTCTCCTGTCTCATACCCACATGTCCCGTTGATGCGGAGGACGTAGCCGTGGTAGCTGTGGCTTCGTTCGTCGAAGGACCGCATAAGGCGAATGCGGGGCTGAACGGCTGCGATACTGCCAGACCAGGGGACCTTCGCCGTATCGTTCTTCGCCTTCAACATCAGCGTTCTTCCGTTCTATCAAGCTTGCACAGAACTCGATGTATGTGTCGAACGCGTTCATCGTCACTTGTGAACAGTTTAATCCCACGGTTAAAGACCGTAATCTCAACCGTGCTGTTCACCAGGACCAGTATCAGATGATCGTACTCCACCGGTGAGCCGACGTCCTTGTCCCCGTAGTTACCACCGAGGTTGAGGAGGTCTTCATCGTTTATGGCCTTCCTCACGTCCTCAGGGATCTCCTCACTGAGCCAAGCCTTAGCCGTTAGGTCCTCCGGCGTAATGTTGCCCTTGAGCATGCCACGCCCGTACTCAATCTGTTGCAGATCCGGGGGCACTATTCCGCACTCCTGGGCATCGCTTGAGGCTGGATGTCAGCAGAACCTTCCACCTTCTGCGACAGCAGATACGAGAACTTGCCTCTGATTAACTGCTTACGCTCCTCTATGAAGTCTTCGAAGCGGTCGATCTTCCATAAGTCTCTGTTTCGCGGAATAAGGTGCATGTCCAAGTAGCTCTCCGGCTTGTCGGCAAACCAATCCTCCGGAGGCGTATCCGACTTGCCGCCAGCGCCATTCTCTGCTTGAGTGAGTAACATGCAATTGGCCAACTGGTCTCGGATGTCTTGTTTATACTTGATGATGCTTCGGCGGCCGGTTTCGGGGCTGACCTCTTTTATCTTTCTCAGCGCACTCTGCGGGAAAATGTGATCAATCTGCGGCAGGTTGTTTTCGTATGCGGGAGTATAATTAAACTCCTGATACCACAAGTTGAAGAGCAGGTGAATGGAATCGGAACCGTAGCCCATTTGCCAGAACCGGTCCTCGGTCAGTTCAAGGCTTCGCCCCCTTGAACGGATAGCATCGAACATATGATTAACGTCGAGGCTTTTCAGTTTCTTTATCTTGTTCACGCAGTCATCAATGAGCTGGTCGGGCGTCCCACTGAACGCCCCGCTGATCAAAGAACGGAGGAGGTAGTTGTCAATACCGTTCGCCGTCTTCCAACCGTCTGGAAAATGATAACGGGCATACACCAGGGGAATCAATGCGAGATAAGACGGTAGTGCCTTGTCGCACTTGATGAAAGTCTTGCCGCGGACAAAATCCAGCACATCTTTGAGCGCCTTTGTGATGTCCTGCCATTTGCTTTCGATTTCTTGCCGCACACCTGGCTTACGAAATTTCGAGACCTCATACCGTGCTCCCTGATTCAGGATGGTGAGACATGATTTCAAGACGAAGTCGCGAGTGAATCCGAATCCGTGCCGATTGAGGTCGGACAACAGGTCTTCCATCTGCATGTCAGCATGGTCCCAGCTTGAACTAAGCAAAGAGAAAAGCAGGTCAGACTTGCCCAGCCTTGTTCCCCCGGAGTTGGCGCGTATGAACACTTCGACCACATCATCTTCCGCGTACAGGTCGGCGTTTTCAATGCTATCGAGTTCTTGATATGAAATCCCGTCATCGGAGTGAAAGGTCTTGAATATCACTCCCACGTGCCGGCTGATCTTCCGGCGCTCATCGGCGGAGAGATTGTGATCAGCCTTGGCGATCAATTCCTCGGCAGCAGTCAATGGATCGGCTGTGTAAAAGACTAAGTCCTTGAATTTGATCCAAGGGAAACCAGCTTTCTCAGAGTCAAGAAATGTGAACCTGAATTTGACATCATCCGGCGCGGCGATTTCCCCACTCAGAATGTCAAGGTAGAGTTCTCGCCCTTCATAGCTTCCACAAAGACCGATGAAGAGACTCTGAAGCCGCTGCTGACCGTCCAACACGAGACATTTCTTCTTGTCGTTTTCGGGGACATAGAAGTCAGTTAAGCGAAGACCGCTACGATAGTTGTCGATGAATCTGCGATGGCGGGCCTTCGCTTTCGTTTTCCAAATCAGTAGAGTACTGATTGGATACTCTCGCAGTATCGAGTCGAAGAGACGGCATATCTGGTCTTCGCCCCAAACAAACGGTCGCTGGATATTGGGTAGCCAGAACCCTCCATCTTCGTCAGTGTTGTTCAAGAACCTGACTATCTTGCGGAGGGAGTGTTTAGGTGTCTTCATATTTCTTTCCCTTCCTTCTGGCTATGCTTCTTTCACGTCCGGTTTTCGTCCCAGCACTTTGGTCCAAGCATCCTCACTCGCACAGAAGTAGTCTTTCCCGGCCGCATCATGCCGTGCTTCGTGAACTTCCCCTTCGCCAAGCAGCATCTTGAGGAGCAACTCCTTCAGGGTGTCCTCTGGGGTAGTATCCGAAGCCTCTTTGATATCTTTAATCAAGTAATACAACTGTCCCGTTGCTACTCCCACGCCATCTGAGCCGTCGGGCATAGCGCTTGGTACGCGCACGTATTTCACGTTAGGCCCCCGAAGTTGCCCTTTCAGTTTTTCAGCAAGACGATGCTGGGAATCGCCAACAGCGCGTACAATCGCGTTGGCTCGAGTGTCGCCGAGTGCAGGTTCGTTGGAATCGCTTTTTACGTGTTGTCGGTAAAGCCTCTCGAAGTCGCGCACGCGTACGGGAAGCACAAAGGGTTGGTGGGGAGCACTCCACATGAAGCAATTCCCGGAAATGGGCTCCCCAATGAGATGCGACAAAACGTCATCAGAATAATGGCTGTTGTATTTCCCCAGTGTCCGCGCATCCCCTTCCGACAACAGGTGGAATGAGAACCAGTTGTCCGATTGACTCAGCAGTTCCGGAGCCATGGAGCCTGGTTGCTGTGTTATGAGTATTGCGCCTAGATCGTACTTGCGACCTTCCTTGACCCACTCTACAAACGGACTTGATTCATCAAGATTGCGTCCAAGGACGCTTTGCGCTTCCTCGATGATAGCGATTGCCGGAATGATGGGCCTCCCACCAGTGAAGTTCTCCTGGTTGTGGGCAAAAAGACGTCTCAAGACGAGCCCCGCAACCATGTTGCCAGCGCCGGAACTCAATAGACTGATATCTAAAACAACTATGGAGCCACGCTGCAGGCCGTTGATAGTACCAGCAAGAACGCGACTGTTAGGATCATGGAGGGTCCGAACTACTGCAGTCATGTTGCTTCGAGCGGCCGCGATCTCTGCCGAGGCGTTTTGGATCTGTTGTCCTTGATACCCCAGCAATCTACCGATATCGTTGTCAGAAGCCTGTAGACCCTGGCTGTAAATCAGATCAACAAGCTCTCGCCAGGCCGTCGAAGTCACGGCTTTGAGCTTCAGCACATTCTGTTGAGATTGACGCTCTGCCGATACGGCAATGCTAATTACATCTCTTGCAGGTAAATCACGGATGTCGAGTTTAATTTCTCCGGCTTTCCAGTCACCATAGTAAGGACTTGGGGCCGGGCGGTTTGTGAACACAACCAACTTGTCACGAAGATGCGGAACATCACAAAGCCCAGGGCGGTTCCTAACCCGATCCGGCCAGAAGTACTCCCCATCAGCGTCAAATATAAGCGTACCGACATCAATGCCGCTCTCCGTTTGTGGCTGATCCTTATAAAGTTCTGCCATTAGGAACTTAATAAGGTTCGATTTGCCGTAGCCCGCGCGCGCGAACACCACGGATCGCCGAGAAACAAGATTATGAATGTCAAAAGTAACAGGCAAGTGTGGGTCAATTGCCCGGAATACGTCGCCTCCCAGCGAAGCCCCGGCTCCGGAGTAAACGTACTCTCCGAGAACATAATCCCCTAGTTCGGTCATCCCTCCACCAAGCTTGCACAATGCTCCCAACACACTTGAACTCGGCAATGCCACTTTTGCACCAAGATGCGGAAGCCGCCGCTGGGAAGGAACATACCGAACAGTACCATTGACAACACGGACCGCGCCCAACAACTTGATATGGACTCGATACTTTAGGCGTTGCTGTTTCAGGTCCTCAGGTACATCTTGCTGACGCCTCTGCATTGTGTTTACGTAGTCTTCCCCTTCAGGGCCAGCGAGAAGACCGGTGGGCACGAAGCGGGTTATCCGTCCGAGGGACGCCTCCTCCGGTGACCCAAGTTCGATCAGTAGAAATTGGCCCAGTTGTGGCCGTTCTAGCATGCTTGCATCGTATGGTGCGACGATCTCGGCGGCGAACTCGAGCCCCTTCTCAGTGAAGCCCTTGAAGGTGCCAAAGACTTCCGATTGGGCGAAGAGCATTTTTCTATCCCTCCTTATACCTGATTCCCGCTAAGGACCGCCCCAGGTGCTTCATTCGAAGGAGCCTCTCAGATTCTTCATCGTTGAGGCGCTCACAAACACCTTGAAAGAGCATATCCTGCAGGACCTCTATCTCGAGACCAGTGAGTTTTGCGTAGTCGTGGGCCTGCTGAATACACATGGGATAATCCGGTATAGGGAATCCCTGCTGTGCATCTACCACGAGTTGGCCAAGAATCCTCTCAGCGTTGCCGACCTGCCATTCGGCAATGTCAACTGGCCATACGGGATCAAGCGGACGATCTCCGAATTTGACCAGGAACATCCGCCCCATGGATTGATACAGCCTACGTCCGTCTTCTTCCGGCTCAGTTGATTCGTAAGTTCGGAACCATGTCAAATCGAAATTGTAGCAGTCCTGCTCGATATCGTCTGGTACCTGCGCGTAACACGGGTAAGGCTTGTGGAATGTGGCTTCCAATTCCAGGGCGACAGCGAGCCGACTCAGAACTGCGCTCTGTTTGGCGACGCCAACGAGCGATAGCGCGACGTTGCGTTTGCTGTGTTCAGCGATGCCTTCACGCAGTTTCTGATCGATGATAGGGAACACCTCCCGCTTAAACGACTTGGTCCTCAGTAAACCATCGCGAACAAGAATCGTGTCACCTCCCCAACGGAGGCTCGGGTTAGTGACAAGGTCATATAGAACCGCCCATTCCACAATGTCGCGATAGCAACGCATTGCCCCCGTGCTCTTACCTGGTTCACCAAGACCACGGAGTAGATAAGATAGCTTTCCCAGTTGTTGCCCTACGCCAAGATCGTTGCATAGCCTGCTGAGAGGAACTACGAGGTTTGGACTCGTAGGATCGACTCGATCCTGCAATTCTGCCAGCTTGACAGTACCGGGTACGGCATCGAGTGCACACTCATTTCCGCGTGAATCAACGACTCGCACGAGTTCGACAATCGCCGGATTGAACGTGAGCCGATTATCACCTCCATCTGTAGAGACAAATGATACGGCATTCACGGAGTATGTTCGCAATGCCTTTACACTGCCACTAAGCCGGCGAGCATATTCTCGGAACTTCGCCAGGAGCGGATCATCTGCTCTATAGGCAGATCTAATCTTCTCACGTATCTTCTCAAGGTCAAAATGTGCTAATGTCATTTGCCTCAGTATCCTCCTCGGCTCAGAGATGCGGCTTTGAGGACCGGCTCTGAGACGGCTTTACCAGAAAGCAATAAAAGCATATCGGCTTTGTCCCATGACTTGTATTCCGGTCGCCGCTTCGATCTGGGAATTAGCCACCTCTCTTTGGCAAGATTACCGGTCTCTTCCACTGTGAGTAAGCCACTGTAGTTTGGCTTCGATACCGTCTGTGTTAGGACTCTGCACGCATTACGGGCCATACAACAGACGAATAGCTGACGACCAATTCCATGCTGCAACAGGTCAGGAGGCATGCCAATGATGGTCAACGCCTTCCGGATTGCCCTCAATCTCCAATTTGGTCCCTCGCCAAAGCGATTGTTGCCGGCGTAGGAATCCCCACGTTCTTCGAGATATTCCCGAATTGTGGAGAAGAGAGCATCCGGTATATGGAAGTGCCCCCATCCTGATGTGTATCCTATCGGCTCGAATATCTTCCTGCCATTCAAAGAGAGGCGGTTGTATAGTGACGACTTGCCAAGCGCCGATGTGGTTGTCACAAGACACAATCGAGCGCCCTTCTTTTCTTTTGAGATAATGCCCTCTGAGTCTGAATAGCGTTCGGTGAAATGACTCAGAACGTCCTTCGTGTCGACGAGCGAGGCAACCAGCTTGCCACCGAGCAACATACTGTAAGGAGGTATTGCCCCCAGGACATATGCATCCATCACGTTAACAAGGAGGGACCTTCTCTGCTCGAGTGTCCAGCCGATCCACTCGTCGCGAGCTCTGAGATTGAACACCGGATCGCCAAGGGCCAAAAGGCCGATAAGTTTGTCATTCGACCTATCCCACACCAGAAAACGCATGCGACGTCCGTAACCTTGAGAGACAGGCACACTCCACGCCAGAGTCGCAAGCCGGAAAAGATCCGATTGCCAGGTTCCTCCTTGAATCAGTTCCAGGTGTGGGACAATACGTTTGGGATCGATGTCTGTGCCGCACGCGAAGTACTTGCTGAGGGATTCCCACCTGTGCTTGATGAATCCACGCTCAGCCTTCAAGCGTGTCGCGCGCTGCTCGGAATGCATGGTTCGGATTGCGTCTTTCGTGAGATCTGGAGGTTGCAGACGACCATCTTCGTCCTTTGTGAACCCCAGCTTCTTTAGATGGCGTCGGAGACGTCTCTTAATGTTGGCCTCGCGGGTGAACAGGGGAATAACTGTTTGCTTCTTTGATGCGCGACCCACTAATCTGCCCCCTCTTCCTCAGTCCTAATCTGTTCATAGACCTGCTTAAGCAGATGTCGGCCGACGATGTCTTGAAACTCCTTCTCGTTCATGAACTTCGCAGTGATTTCCTCATTCTGTTCCATCCGGTCGATGAAGAGACCTTCCAGCGCTTTGAGGAAGACGTAACCGAAGTTCTCCATCGTGTTGGCGAGTGCCGCTTGACGCAGGTCGCTGTCGGCCACTGCATCCTCCCGAATCGAATCCAGGAAGAGCTGGTCGGCGGGCTTGAACTCGGTGCCGAATCTCTCGTTCAGGATATCTATCAGCTTGGAGAGTTCGATTTCATCTCCGTGTGCGATCCCGGTGCCGACAGAGGTCGGCCCGGATACCGGCTCCTCTTTGCCAGCTTCCAATCTGATTGACCCCTCGCCAATCTTCTGTAGCCGATAATACTTCAGTGCCACTTCATCATCGAAGTTATAGACCGGCCCGCGGTCGCCTCTCGGCAGCTTGGTGAGCAGGAATCGAATGTAGGAGTATAGCTTCTCCAAGTCCGAATCCTGGAAGGGAATCACCTGAGACATGAAGGAATAGAGATTTCTGTATGCCACGAGTGTTTTGCGGAATTCCTCTCTGATGTCCTCTTCAAGCTCGTTGTACCGACCCACGGCAGGGTCGATACATGCATTCATCCGGGCATGATCCGCGGCCGTCTGGCTACGTTTAGGTTTGTAGAAGACCCTGCAGAATTCTTCCACTTCCGCTTTGTAATACACCTGGTGTGCGTCTAACTTGGCCTGAAGCTCATAGAGCTGTCTTGCATCAGCCCTTTCGCCGATGAGGGTCTGTTCATAGTAAGGCTGGAAAGCCGCCAGGATTTCATCTGGTTCGTTTACAAAGTCCAAGATGAATGTGTCTTCTTTACCGGGATGTGTGCGGTTAAGGCGGGAGAGGGTCTGCACCGCCTGGATGCCGGCCAGCCGCTTGTCGACATACATCGTATGCAGAAGCGGTTGGTCAAAGCCGGTCTGATACTTCTCGGCAACCAGAAGCACTTGATATTCGTCCGTGCCGAAACGTTCCGGCAACTCTTTCTCCCGGATGCCCTTGTTCATGCCCACTTCCGTGTATTCAACGCCGGGCGCGTCCGGATCAATAACCGTTCCGGAGAAAGCAACGAGCGTTTTGATCCCAGTGTAGCCTTTCTCGGCAATGTACTTGTCGAACGCCTGCTTATACCTGACAGCGTGGAGGCGGCTGGATGTGACAACCATAGCCTTGGCCTTTCCACCGATCTTGTGCATGGTAAAATGACGAAAATGTTCGACCATCACCTCGGTATTCTGAGCGATGTTGTGTGGATGCAAACTCATGAACCGAGCAAGCGCCCGGGCAGCCTTACGCTTGTCCACCTTGGGGTCATCCTCGATGGACTTGATCAACCGGTAGTAGGTCTTGTACGTGGTATAGTTCTTGAGCACGTCGAGGATAAAGCCCTCTTCGATGGCTTGCCGCATGCTATATAGGTGGAAGGGAAGAGGCTTACCGTCGGCGGCGGGAGTACCGAACACCTCAAGCGTCTTGTACTTGGGGGTCGCGGTGAAGGCGAAGAAACTGATGTTGGGCTGATGGCCGCGTTTGGCCATAGTGCGCAAGATCTCTTCTTCGTAGTCCGGCAATCCCTCTTCTTCAGCTTTGGCGCGCGCCTCTTCCTTGATAGCCGCACCGGCGAGCACGCCTTTGAGCTCGGTCGCTGTCTCGCCGCCCTGGGAACTGTGAGCCTCATCAATTATCACAGCGTATCGCCGCTTCGGCAGGTCACTTATTCTCTCTGTCACGAAGGGGAATTTCTGCAGTGTGGTGATAACAATGGGAACTCCGGTAGCAAGTGCATCCGCAAGCTGGGTGGAATTAGTGTCAATCTTCTGAACGACACCCTGCTTGTGCTCGAACTGATAGATTGTATTCTGAAGCTGCTGGTCAAGTACGACCCTATCGGTTACAACGATGATCGAGTCATAGACCTTTTCATCTTGGTCGTCATAGAGACTAGCCAGCCTGTGAGCCAGCCACGCAATTGAGTTCGATTTCCCGCTGCCGGCCGAATGCTGGACAAGGTAGTTAGTCCCGGTTCCATTTCCGCGCGCGTCAGCCACCAGTTCTCGCACGCAATCAAGTTGATGGTAGCGCGGAAAGATCATCGTCTCACGCTTGACGTTCTTGCTTCCGAGTCTCTTCTCGTCGGTCTGGAGATGGATGAACCTTGCGAGTATGTCGAGAAAACTGTGCCGTTCCAGAACCTCTTCCCACAGGTAAGCTGTCTTGCAACCATGAGGATTTTCGGGGTTGCCACCACCAGTACCGAAGCCCCTGTTGAAGGGCAGGAATCTGGTGTTCCGGCCAGAAAGACGCGTGGTCATGTAGACCTCGTCGGTGTCCACCGCGAAATGAACCAGGGATCGTTTCTTGAATTGGAAGATCAGATCAGACGGATCACGGTCATTCTTGTACTGCGTGTCCGCATGCCGCCAGTTCTGGCCAGTCATAGGATTCTTGAGTTCCAGCGTGGCGACGGGAATACCGTTAAGGGCGAGCGTGACATCAAGAGTATTGCCATGCTTGACCGAGTAACGCAGCTGGCGAGTGATAGTCAGACGATTTGCTTCGTAGAGCTTGCGCGTGTCGGGGTTGAGACCGCTTGCCGGGGCAAAGTAGGCCACGCGGAAGAGTTTGCCGAAGCACTTGAATCCATGTCGCAGGACAGAAAGGCAACCTTCGTGCTCCGAGTTGAGTGCCCGGCACAGGTCGTCAAACAGTGTCTCTTCGGCGTTCTCCTTCTGAAGATTGGCCAGGTACTCCCAATCCTTAGGTTGAGTTTCCCGGATAAAGGCCAGCACTTCACGTGGGAACAGACAGCGCTCCGCGTCGAAGGTGTCCGGATCGCATTTAGCGTAACCGCCACTTGTCGTCAGGTGGTTCTCAATGGCGGTTTCAAAAGCCGCTTCATTGTATACTTTGGTCACAGCTATCCTTCCACTGAGTGCCCTTCGCGATCCAAGTCGTGATTTGTCGCGATCCCCGTCCTGCAATAGCCTTCATCATCAACCCTTCTCCGATTCTGATACCCAGTCCTTCTCGGCTAATCTTCTCCATGCGATATGGATGTGCTCTTGACGAAACATCTTCTTACGGTCGTTCCAACCACGAACCAGTTGAACTGCGTCGTCAGACGTTCGCGCAGGCTTATCCGTATGCTTTGCCACCCAGTGAGTCGAGGACAGAAGCTCCATGCCGTAAGGTGTTTCGAAGCCCTCAATCAGCCCGGCTACTCGCCCCAGACGTGCTCGGCTCTCCTGGTGTGTTTGCAGAAACTCACTGGCTACTCGGGAAGCCCCGGGGCGCAGTTCGATTTCAACGTCCGGCTTCTGCGTGTCGCCATAGCCCTGAGTGAAATGCCCTTCCATGGTTTCAAGAACTTTGTTCAGGTTGTGGGCGTAAGGCCCATAAAGACCCGGCTCGTACTTGAGTCGTAGGTTTTCACCCGCTTCCTGAAGGAAGTAGGCAAGCTTCTGAATCTCGAGCAATGTCAGCCGGTAGGCCATTTCCTTGTATTGCGTCATGAGGGCGATAAACAGCGCTCTGGCCACGGTCATCTTGGGGCGTTGCGTCCGTATCGGCATAGTCTTGGCCTCCGGAGCTCCGTGCGGCTCATATAGCAGCACTCGAACTTCCGGAAGCGATGAAAAAGCTCTCTCGATCATCGGGCGAACAACCCTCCAACTCAGTCCACCCAGACCGCAACCCAGGGGCGGAACTGCGATGGATGACACCTTCAGCTTTCTGACCTCTTCAGTAAGCGCTTTCAGTCCTGACTCAATATCCTCCAGCCGTGATTTGCCGCGCCAATGTCGTTTTGTAGGGAAGTTGACGATGTATTTGGGATTCAGCATGCTGCCGGTTTCGAACACGAACATCTTACCGGGGTGCACCTGTTCTGCCCGGCAGGCGCGCTCGTACGCCTTGAAGTTGTCGGGGAAGGCTTTCTTGAATTGAAGGGCGATGCCCTTGCCCATGTAACCGAGACAGTTCACCGTATTGACCAACGCCTCTGCATCGGCTCTGAGAATGTTGCCTTTGGCAATCTCTATCATGGTGATGCCTTTGCGCTTCAACGTGAGGTTCTCCCAGAGTCACCGATTTGAGTTTTCTTTTGCATCTGTGAGTCTCAAACTCCTATGACTTGCATTATTGCCGAATTATGCAAGACAAACGCTTTTGTCCTTCAAGCATGAAAATCAAGACCTATCTTCAGTAATTGCAATCAGTTCCGGGAAAATCAGGACCGCTGCTCTTCGACCACCCCCGGCTCGCAGGTCCTTGACACTCCCATTCTCCCGGAGACCATTCAATATCCTCCGAGCACTGGCCTCCGGTATCTTTGACCGGTTTATAAAATCTGAAATCTGGAAGACCGGTCTGTCAAACAGGGCGTCAATGGCCTGGACTGCGTATTGTGACCGGATGATCTCGGGCAGACTTTGTTTCATCCGGTCGTACAGGTCGAGAATTTCCCGTGTCTTCCTGGAATTGGTTTCAGCCTGCTCAATAACGGCCCTGAGGAAAAAGGAAATCCATCCGTTCCAGTCTCCCTTTGCTGAAACGGACTGCAAGCGATGATAATAGACTTCTCGCTGCGCTTCAAGATAAGCACTGAGATAAAACATCGGGCTTGAGAGCAGTCCCTTTTCAAACAGGAAAAGCGGGATCAACATCCGTCCCATTCTGCCATTGCCGTCAAGAAACGGGTGAATGATCTCAAACTGGGCCTTGACTACCGCAAGCTGAACCAGACGGTCCTTTTCGTCAGAATGCAGATACTTCTCCCAGTTATCGAGCGCGGGGGAGACACGTTCCGGGGACGGTGGTACAAAGGTTGCTTCTTCGATGGAACAACCCGGCGGGCCGATATAGTTCTGTATCCGGCGGAATTCGCCCGGCGCTCGGTCCCTGCCACGCACGCTGTCGAGAAGAATGCTGTGCAACTCCTTGAAAAGATTGAGGCAAAGCGGACGCCCCGAGAGTCTCGTCACCGCCATGCGCATAGCGCGGCGGTAATTGATTATTTCCTGTATATCCGCGTATTTTGACGACTCGATATGTTCTTTTGGAGCAGCCTCATATTCCAGCACTTCTTCCATACTTGCCTGGGTGCCCTCGATTCTCGACGACAAGACGGCCTCCTGGGTTGTCAATGGCGAGAGCAATACCTCCGGATTTATGATGCTCTGCAGCATTCCGTCGTATCGCGCAAGGGCGGCATTGGCTTGGCCGATAAGGGACACATGTGCGGCCCAGTCGATGGATTCAAGCGGCAAAGTCTGAGGGACATATGGGTTCATCACGCCACCTCCTTGCGGACGTCGATCTTGCCTGTAACTACTGCTGAAATCAGGGCAGCGCGGTATTTCTGCAAGAGATCAATCGAACTGGCAATGACCTTCTTAAATCTTCTTTCGAAATACACATGCTCTGCCACTTTCCTTTGTTCAATCAAGGGTGGTACTGGAATGACTTCCTTGCTCAAGGTATTGATGTTCAGCGGTCGATTGCGCCCAGCTGCGCCTCTTGAATGATCGTCCAAAAAGAAGTGTCCACGTTTAGTTGTGAAGAATGCCCAGAGGTATGCAGTATCCATTAAATCCGGTTTTCCCCGAAGTACAGGATAGCGATGACTGACAACGCATCCCTCTTCTTCCTCATTTGCCAACGCAACAGCACCTTCCCACGCGAATTGCCCACTGAGAATCAGATCATCTGATTTGAGCCAGAAGAACTCTGAATCCCCGAGATCGAATCCCGCTTTGGGTTCTTTGTGAAAGATGCCACGTGCCCAGTTGTATAATCCAACTGCTGTGTATACTTCTTCGTCCTTACGATCAATCGGTCTCAACACGTGGTTAGCAACATGCCTTAGGCGAAGGTCCTTGGTCCCCGGATGATGAATGGCCTGATGTATCAGGGCAGTTCGCTTCTCCTGGAGCAGTTCGATCTGTCGTTGTTTCTTTTCGATCAGCGCATCAATCCGCGCCGTCTCGCGGTCAAGAAAAGCGGCGATGGCGCGTTGCTCGGGGGAAGGAGGACTTAGAAGACGCACTGCACACAGTTTGTCGCGACTGAGTTCCCTAAACGTCGAGCCCTGTCCCCAGGATTCAAGTTCTCCCTTTGCGGCAAGTAGCTGATAATAGTAGAAGCGGTGATCATCTGTGTTACGGAAGACAAGACAACGGCATCCCTGATTCGTACACAAGGAAATCCCTGCTACCGCCAAGTGCCCTATCGGAGCGCGCGTTGAGAGTACAAGACTGCCTGCAGGGGCCAATGATGTACCACAACTCTCATAGCCTTCCTGTGAGATCATCCTTCGGGTTGTCTCGAGGGTATTCCCCTTTAAGTCGCCCAAGTCATCTGGTGTAGCCCAAGGGATTTCCCCGTCCCAGTAAGCTGGTTCACTACTTCTCGGTGTCGAGCCATTCAGAATGACAAACGTGCGTTTGAGAGGTATCGCGTCCCAATGCTGAGGGACCTCGCCTAACCACTCAACTCCTGACGGCCTGTATTTGGGATACGGCTGCCTGCTCATTCTCGGCCCCTCCCGCGTGGCTTCTGTTTGGCCTTTGATTTCTTGCCAGCCTTCGTCTTCTTTGTAGCCTTCTTCGGTTTGGTTGTCTTCTTGCGCCGCGCTTCCAACACCTTTGCAGATTTCCGAAGATCTTCCACGTACCGCGTCTCGGCCTCGGCTTCCGCCTCCAGCCGCCGCCGTTCAGCAAATGCGTCGTATTGTCCCTGCGCCCATTCGAGAGCCTTATCACGGCTGACCGTGCCGGAACCGGATAGCACTGGCAATTCTGTATCCCACAGAAACTTGTCGAGGAATCCTTCCCAATCGTGCATACGAATATCCTGACGCCGCTGGGCGCGGAACTCGGCCTGGTCGAGGAACATCACGGTGATTCGGTTGAGAGTGTCAATCTCCCTGGCGTCGAGATAGTTCTTTGCCGTCCCTACATCCCGCTTGAGTACCCGCCCTCCCTTCCAGGAAGTGAGTCCCATGTTGGCTTTGCCGGCATCAGCTCGCTGCCGGACGATCTCTGCCGCCGTCATACCCGCTGCGGCATAGTGCATCTTGTTCTGCATGGTTGCAAAGAAAACTTGCGTTTCCTGCTCTTCCTCTCGGTAGTCTTGAGCCAGCGCGAAAATCTCGCGAATTCGTTGGTAGACCCGCGCTTCACTGGCACGAATCTCACGTATGCGGGCAAGTAGTTCGTCGAAGTAATCTACCAGCCCGCTGCCGCCCTTGAGCCGCTCGTCGTCGAGGACAAAACCCTTGACGATATACTCACGCAAGCGGGCAGTGGCCCACTGGCGGAACCGGGTCGCAACCGCAGACTTAACACGGTAGCCGACTGCAATGATCATGTCGAGATTATGGAAATCAACGAGGCGACGAACCTGCCTTGTGCCTTCAACTTGAACTATCCGGAATTTCCGGATAGTTGAATCCGGCTCCAGTTCACCCTCTTTATAGATGTTCTTTATGTGCTCGTTGATTGTCCGAATATCCTTATCGAACAACTCCGACATGAGCTTTTGCGTCAGCCAGACGGTTTCGTCCTGAAGCCGCACTTCGAGCCGGGTCTCGCCGGAATCAGACTGATAGATCAGTATCTTGGAATCGTCCGGAACGGGCAGATTTTCTGTCATTCCGTCACCTCCGCGAGCATATTGGCGATTTCCTTCTCGATCTTCTTGAGATCAGCCTCGATCTCCTCAAGCGGTCTGGGCGGCGTGTATTTGTAGAAGTAGCGATTGAAATTGATCTCGTACCCGATCCTGGTCTTGGATTCGTCGACCCATGCGTCAGGCACATGGGGCAGGACTTCCCGTTTCATGTATTCGTCCACGTCTTCCTTGAGCGGCACGTTCTCGTAGTCACGAAGCTCCGGATCAGGTTCAGGATTGCCCTTGGCGTCGGTGCAGACATCCGCTGTTTCGTCTCGTTCAGCCAAGGTCATGAGGATCGCCTTGAAAAGCGCAGCGGGGACAACGACATTGCCCTCCTTGAACGCACGCTTTATCATCTCCGCGAATTGATCTCGGTTTTTGATCATGCCTTTGGCCGCGAGGCCGGAGAGAGCCGCGATAATCGCCTTCTGGCGTTTCAGACCCTCAGCGATCTCGGTTTGAGCCGCCTTTGTGTCTTTTCGTTTCTTGCTGGTGGCAAGATTCGCAAAGGCCTTAGTCTCCTCGAGTCGTGCAATGCGCTCCTGGTCGACAGCGAAATTGAGCCTGAGCGGACGCTCCACAGTGATGCGTCGGAAGCCAAAGTCTTCATTGTCAAAGACACGGATATGCTCGCTTTCTTTGAGGGAGCCATACCGGCGCGTAATGTCGTCGCGTTGGTCCTCACAGACCTCATGGCGTTTGTTGCCGAGGGATTTTCGCATTTTCTTGAAGAAGCTGGTTCCGTCCACGAGTTGAATCTTGCTCTTACGGCTCGGCTCTTTCCGATTCGTGACAATCCAGAGGTAAGTGTAGATGCCGGTATTGTAGAAGAGCTGATCAGGTAAGGCGACAATGGCCTCAAGCCAATCGTTCTCAATGATCCAGCGGCGAATTTCGCTTTCTCCCGAGCCGGCTCCTCCCGTGAAAAGTGGTGAGCCATTGAAGACAATTGCCAGGCGGGTACCGCCTTCCTTCGGGTCCTTCATTTTGCTGATCATGTGTTGTAGGAAGAGAAGAGATCCGTCATTGATGCGCGGTAACCCAGCACCGAAACGACCACCGAAGCCTTGCTCTTCGTTTTCTCGCCTGATAAAATCGGCTTCGGGTTTCCACTCCACACCGAACGGCGGGTTGGCCAGCATGTAATCGAACTGCTGGCGCGGGAAGCGGTCGTCAGTGAAGCTATCGCCGAAGGCAATGTGGTCGATGTTCTGCCCTTTGATCATCATATCCGACCCGCAAATGGCGTAGGCTTGCGCATTGTAGTCCTGGCCGAAGACCTCCAGTTTGGCGTCGGGGTTAAACTCGCGAACGTAGTCCTCAGCAACGGAGAGCATGCCGCCTGTTCCACATGCTGGGTCGTATAGTGTCTTGACGATACCCTTGGTAGTGAGAATGTCGTTGTCCGGCAGGAAGAGAAGGTCGACCATCAAACGAATGACTTCACGCGGCGTGAAGTGATCGCCCGCTTCTTCGTTTGATGCTTCGTTGAATCTCCTGATGAGTTCCTCGAAGATATATCCCATCTCGATGTTGGAGACGGAATTCGGATGCAAATCAATATCGCAGAACCTCGATACGAGTAGATAGAGACGATCGGCCTTGTCGAGTTTCCCGATGTGTTCCTCGAATCCGAACTGCTCGATGATCTCCCGGGCGCGGGTTGAGAAGCCTTTGATGTAGTTAGTGAGGTTGGCGGCGATGTTGTTGGGATCGCCTTTGAGCTTTTCGAACGAATAACGGCTGGTATTGTAGAAAGGCACTCCTGTGACACGGCAGAGGATGGGGTCAACGTTCTTGACCTTGCCCCCGGAGAGGCTTTTGCGTTTTTCGAGCACCTTCTCCTTGGTAGGTTCCAACACGCAGTCAAGCCGACGGAGAACCGTGAGTGGTAGCATGACGTCTTTGTACTGATTGGGCCGGTAGGGTCCACGCAGAAGATCCGCCACGGACCAGATGAAACTGACCTTTTCGCCGAAGTTATTCACCATCGCTCCTTAATGTCTCCGTAACTCCCGTTCATGCCTCTCGTCGCTAACCTACCTGTCAGGGCAGCTTCAGGCTTCCTTGTTTGATCCTCTTGGCGCAGAAAGCGTCAAGCTGAGCTTTCGCCAGCTTGGATGGTCTGGACAGGCCGTTCTCCCATCGATTTACGGTGGCGAAGCTGACGCCCAGTTCACGTGCTAGGTCTTCCTGGCTGAGGCCGAGTTGATTGCGAACCTCTTTCACCAGCGTGGGATAATCTCTTTCTTCAGGTGCCATCGACTCGTCCTCTGCTTAATGGGCACGTCGCACCAAGGCTTCTTATCATTATTGCAAACGTTATAACATTTGGAAACCAAAATCAAGAAAAATCTGATCGGCAATTGAAGCCCAGCTCCTGCAGCTATTTCAGCCACATGCCTCCAGAACAGGACCTCACCTTGGGAAGGATATGAGTTCAGAATGACAATAGCGATGTCTGGCCGTCAGCTCTTCTTCCACTCGGTTCCGGTGTGTTTCTCCCATTTTCCGCCGCCGGAGAGATCTGTGTTGAACCATTCGTCGCCCACGGATGGGATTGGGATAGTCGCGTCGCGTTCGGCCTCGGTGCCGACCCCGCGATGGATGGCTTCCCGCGCGGTGAGCCCCTGTCCGAGCCGGTCCAATCCTATTATATCCCGCCAACCGAGAATCGGCGCGCGGAGTCGGGATACGAAGGTCCGGTAGGAATCCGCGTCCTTGGCGGCCCGGTAAATAAGGAAGGAGCCGTCGGCGTCGGTGACAAGGCAGGGTGTGTAACAGCGCTCGAGGAAGGGCCCCTGGCCGGCCTGGAACACGGGACTGAAGGCGGCCTTGGTCCAATGGATGCGGTCCCAGGACCAGGCGTACCCGATCCCCGCGTTTCCGGCTTCCCCGCCGGAATAAAGCATCCACCAGCGGCCGTCGGCCAGACGCTCCACGTGGCAGGAGGAAACATAGCCGTTCGCTCCCTCCCAATCCTGAGCATCGATCAGCCCGGAGAGGATCGGCGCGTTTCCATACAGTCGCCAGTCCAACCCGTCGTCCGAGTAACCCAGACCGAGACTGTCGTTGCCGCCGGTCGAGGCGATGAAGAGCATGGCGTAGCGCCAGGTGAAAGGTTTGCCGGGGGCGGAGGACGGCTCCGGGTTGTACCAGAGGAACGAGGGCCCGTAGTGGCCTCGGTTCCAGACCGGTTCGCTTCCCTCGGTGACAAGGTCTCCCGTGCAGGCGGTGTCTTCGGTGAACGCCGAGGCATCGACCTGGGGATTGCAGATCGCGGAGCGCAGACCGGCCATGGCATAGGGCTGGTTTGGAACGTTCGGGTCCCAGTAGAGAATCCTTAGACGATCCGGAGTTTCCAGAGCGCAGACGACATGGTAGCCGCCCGCCGCGATGCCCGTGACCTCTTTTTCGTTGTCCCAGTTGATGCCGTCATCGGAGAACGCGCAGTTCAAGCCGTCGCCGTCTCCATAGTAGGCGATGAAATCCCGGAGGGCGGTGCCGTCGTGAAAACCGCCGGGAGCGCGAAGGACGCGGCCGTAATAGGCTCTGTCCACCGCAAGGGGCAGCACCTGGGGATAGTGATGCTCGAAGATGACCGGGGGCAGACCCTCGGGCGCTTCCGCGCCGGATGGCACAAGCAAGAGCCCGAGATCGACGGCCCGGACCAGGTCCTCGGTCATCGCGGGAATTGTGGTCGTTTTTCCCGGTCCGAGCGTGCCCGGCAGGCTGGGGAGTTCCAGAATGGTGTCTGTATTGCTTTGAACGGTGATATTCATGATTCAATCCTCTCTTCGTGATTTACCCCGGCGGCGATCATCTTCTCATTGATGCGCCGGGCTTCGGCTTCTTCTCTGTGTATGCGCGCCATGACCTTCGAGAAGGCCTCCGCCTCCTTCGGCGGCAACCCGAGTTCCTCCTCGATCCGTTTCAGTCTGGTGTCCAGATTCTCGAGCATGCGCAGGGTGTGATCCCGCAGCACGCCCTCTCGTTTTTCCTGCGGGGAGGGAATGAACTCGGTCAATCCGCCTTGCTGTCGAACGATCATCGCCATGCCTCCATCAACTCAGCGTCGCGCCGAGGGTGTGAATGCGCGGGTAGACCAGGTTGTTGCCGGTCATCTCCGCCTTGTAGCGAACCTTGGTGCCGCTTGGATCTGCGAAAGTGCGGGTGAGCGTATACTCGGTCCACTCCTGATCGATCTCGCGGGTCGTTGCTATGGACATGGGTTCCCAGGTCGCACCGCCGTCGTTGGAAGCGAACCAGTTCAGCGAAGTACCGCTGGGGATATTCATCTGCGTGTAGACCTTGGTGGACTCCACCCCCTGGGTCAGTTCGTTCTCGCGGGTGATGTACGCGCCGGTGGTGTTGTTCAGATACCCGATCAGGTTGACGTCTTTGAAGTTGAGCGCGGGGGAGTCGTTGGCCTCGCTGCCGCTGAACACGGCCCGCACCAGAACATCGGCGGCGATATTCGGCAGATTCTCCTCCTCGGCCGGCACGATGGCGTCCCAGGTGGCTCCGCCGTCGGTGGAATACTCCCAAACGATGCCGGTGCCTTCAGGGATGGAGGAATACTCGTCGAGGTTCAATTCGCTGAACTGCGCGCCGCTGATGGGCAGGAAACGCACTTCACCGCTCGGCTGGAAGTCGTAGCCGTAAATCTTGACCGTGAGGTCGGAGCCGTTGAGCGGCGTCCAGGTCTCGGCGTTGGAGCTTTCCAGCAAGACGCCTTCGGGATAGCTCTGGCGGGTGATGACACCGTTTTGTCCCATCTGGCCCAAGGTGGCGATGCGCACCCGGTAATTGGTGCTGTTGGTGAGCAGCACCACCGCGTAGCTGGTGTTCGCCTCCGCGTAGAAGGGATCGTCGAAGGTGATCTTGGTCTCCGCGCCCAGGTTGATCTCGGTCGGAGAGATGACTTTTTCGGCCAACACGACCTCGTTGGGCAGACCGGTGGTCACGCCGCGGATCTGGACGGTAACCGGAATGCACGCGTCCTTTTGGGTGAACTGCACACCCACCGCCGAGATGACGCGGTTCTGCGTAAAACTGAAGGTCTGCGCCAGGGGATCGCGCCGTCGGGTTCGCCAGCGCCAGCGCCAGACGGTGCGGACCACCGGCACGCGGATGATGCGCGGCGGCACCTGCTGGACGATGGTCTGCCGTTGGACGATGGTGCGGTTGACCACAATGCGCTGGATACGGGTGATCACCAGCGGATCGTTGACCTGCAGATTGGTCTGCGCCGAATAAGTGCCGTCGTTGACTTCGACGATGCGGTTCCCGTTGCGGACATTTGAGGGAATGGTGAAGGACGCGATCACCCGTCCAGCTGCATCGGCGTTGAGGTTGGAAGCGACCACCTGTCCATCGCAGCGAACGGTGACCCCGGTTGCGCTGGGCGTGAAGTTGGAACCTACTACCGCGATGCCGGTCTGTCCAAGGCGGCCGATGTTCGGTGTGATTTCAACCGCCGCTTCCGGTTTTTCAAACACCGCGTACGGATTGATGTTTTTGACTTCGGACCAGTCGGCCTGTTCGACCAGGACATGTTCCGTACCGGGAAGCAGAACGAGGCTTCCCTTGAACAGCGCGTCGCTTGCGGCCTCGTCCACTTCGAGCACATGGGGCGAAGCAATCCGGTCAGGTGCCACGAACTGCCGCACGCTGTCAATTCGTGCGCTCCATTCGCTGTTGTAGATGTCCGATTGGGCGTCATTGGAGAAGTCGTCGGAATAGATACCTTTCTTGGTCTGGGCGTCCCGGTTTTGAAGCTCGTTGTTCATCTGAAACTGGGCGTCGTTGTACTTGAGGTCTTCTACGTCCTTGATGATCTCGTGAATCTGGTCCATGGTGATGCGGGTCAACCCGAAGTTGAGCACCGTCATCGCCACCGAGTCGGGCGGGCAGTCAACGCTGCAAAGTCCCAGTGTTCCCTCAGGAACAACCGGCAGCTTGGGAAAGTCGGCGGGCGCGCCCTCCAGACGTTTGATCTCGCCGGTAGTGGCGTAGATGATATCCTTGCGGCCGAGGTAATAGTCGTAATCAACGCTGCAGTTCGAACCGTCCACCGGGTCGTCGCCCAGCCCGGTTCGACCGAAGTTGATAAGGCTCAAGCCCGCGGGTAAGATTTGGGCTGCAGACATGGTCAGTCCGCTGGTGTTAGTCGCGGGCGGGTTGCCGCCGATGATCTCGTCAACGCCATCATCCATATAAGAAGTCACGCCCGCCCCAACTTGTTTGAGCCTCTGGAAATCGGCGCGGTCAGTGTTTTGCGTGCCGCGGTAGATGCGGTACCCGGTCGCCCCGCTGACCGGCAGCCACGACAGGCGATTGATTTCCCCGGCAAGTGTGTTGCGGGAAACCGCCTGGGCAGCGTCGTAGTGAGTCTCACCGGTAGCGCTTTGAGCGGTGACCAGGTAGAAGTATTCGTCGGCGGCAGGATGGCCGGAGCGTCCAAACCAACCCCCGTCCACATAGTCCGTCCCTTTGATCATCTGCTTGGTGTAGGTCCAGCGGACGGTGTAGGTGGTGCCGATGGCCGGCTCATTGCCCGACCCGAGCCAGTCCACGTAGTTTCCGGACTGCTGCCAGTCCACACCCTCCTGGAAAACGGTCGCTCCCTGGCTCACCTCGAGGATGTCCACGACCGGATTGGGCGTCAGCTGGTCCTCGCCGCCCCCCACCGAACCGCGGGTGATATTCGAAACGATCTCGACGATGGCCTCGACCTGGGTGGTTTCCTTTAGGGGAGTGCTGTTGAGCGCATAGCGCCTGGTGCCAACGTTGTAGGTCTTCTGCTCGCCGCGCACCGATTTGGTGGCGACCGACTTGGGAACCATCGTTGTCGTGGGCAGATCTTTCTGCAGGCGGAAGCCCTGGATGTAGGCGCGCCCGGCGTTGGTGATCACCTCGACGTTGTCCCCGTCGTTGTCGCCGATGAAGCTGTCGAGTCCCTTGACCAGGTAGCTGCCGGCCTGGTCGAAGGTCCGCTCGGCCAGGTTCTGAAGCAATGAGTTCAAGCCCTCGGCCGCTGCGAAGGCGAGCTGGTCCTCCGTGATGGAGGACACCGTGATGCGGCTGCCGGGCAGCGTTCCCAGCAGGTCACGCAGAAAGAGGTTGGATTTTTCCTGGACCGTGGCGGTCACATCGCCGGTCTCGCGGTCGAACTTGTAGACCGGGACGACCTTCCGCTCGGTCACGTTGTTGGGCAGCGTCTCGCCGCTGGTGTCGTGGTCCTTGAGCGTCAGGACCCACTTCTCCCGTTCGGCGGTGGGCTCGCCCGTGGCCGGGTTGATGAGCGCGGCGTCCTGGTTGTAGCCGTAGTTGTATTTGAGCAGATCGACGTAAACGCAGTCCGCACCCGAGGTCTTGGCGGGATCGTAGGTCAACACCGCTCCGGTGACCTTTTCGATGTATCCCTCGACGTAGACGAAGCCCTCGGCCACGGTAAGCACGTTGTCGGTGACCGTGACTCCGAGCCCGCTGATCACCGCGCCCTCCTTGAAGAGCATGTCGGCGATCTTCTTCCGCTCGTGGTTGATGATGTCCTGCTGCTCGTTCAACTCCGAGTCGAGCAGGTCGCGGTCCTGATGGTAGCGGACGCGCTTGTAGTTTTTTGCCGGATCGAATGTTTCGCGCGAGATGGACATGGTCGCTCCTCCTATATCTTGATGACCCCGACGAGCTCCACCCGCGTATCAGAGGTCTTGTTGAAGTCGGGGATGTTTTTCACTTCGTACAGGTATCCGGGATCGAGTACCTCGCCGGTCGGATTGGTGTCAGGGTGGTAGACGCCGTTCGCCGCGTAATCCGACTGGAGTCCGGCGATGTATGCCACATCCCCGCCGAAGAACCCGTATTCCCGAATGGTGATGCCGTTGGCCTCGCTTTCCTCGAAACGGAAGAAAACGCCGATGGTCTGGGTTTCCTCGGCGGTCTCGATGTAGTGAATGCCGTTGACGATGAGCGTCCCTTCCGGGTCTTCCTTGAGAAAGGTGCGCTTGTAGTGCTTCTTTCTGGCCCTTTCATTCTTGAGCGCGACTTGGTCAATCTCTGGAGCGGGCGGGTTCAACGGGTCGGTGAACGTGGCGTCTCCTTCACCGATGGCGCAGTGGGTGATACCCTCGATGGGATCGCCCATGAGCAGCCTCGCGGTGAGGATGCGGCCGGTTTTGACTATCAGTCCCAATGACATGTAATTTCCTCCTTTAGGTCTGGATCACGTGACTCTCGTTGATGAGCACAGCGAAGATCGTCTGCCCGACGTCATAGCTACTCATCAGTTGTCGAACAACCCGTTGCCCGGTATCCTCATGTTGTTCCAGTGCGGCGGAAACTGCTTGCCGCGTGTCGCCGTTGACCACAAAAGGTCGAACCACCAGTAGGGAGATGTCCGTCTCAGTCTGCGAGAGGCGCACGATCCACATGCGGGAATCGAATTCCAACAGCAGGGGATGTACGATACGAGCTTGTGAGTCGACTTCTACGGCAAATGGAATCCATACGCGCATGGCAGCATCGGCGTAATGCCTCACTGTGCGTATCGAACTTGTCGCTCCGACAGCCTCGTATACAGCCGCTGGAAAGACCGGCCCCTGGGCACGGTTCATCGGAACCGCACAACCCGAGTGCGTTTGCAGAGTGAAACGATTGCCTTTATGAGTGGCCACGTCGCAACCTTCCGCGTATCCGGTACGCAATGCCAATCAACCGAGAGGTCCTGAATTGTGGTACAGCCCGTGCCGCTTTCTTGGTGATCTCCTTCTGGTTTCCTTTTCTGACAGCCATGTTCTTACTCCTTCACCGCGCACCAACCAACCCCGGAAATGTTGAAGATCCGGTAGATTGATCCGTCCATATCGAGCACGTCTTCGGAATCGACGGCCCCGTTGCCGACAGCGTAGATTTCGATCAATTCGCCGCGCAGTTCCTTGTATGTGCTCGAGGTGAGGGCCGCAAGCCAGGGGAACATGGTGACCAGGCCGTACCGCATGTCCGGGTCGCATGCGGTGTGAAGATTGCCGTGCGCTGCTGCACATGATCCGGTTTGTCCCGAGGTGCTTGACCAGCCGTCGAACTTATTCAGGGCATAGAAGCTTCCCGGTGATTGATACCGCCCGATGATAACCGGCTGTGGGTCCTCGCCGATCTTGGCCCCGGCTGAGTATGCATTTGCGAGGGTGGCCAGTGTTATCGTGTTGGGAGTCGACACATAGTCAACCGCCGTCACCTGGACGCGCTCGATGTTGGCATCATCCTTGATAAGGTAGTAGCTATTGATATTGAATAGGGTGGCGTCGTTGACCTGCACGACAACGTCGTCTCCGGGAGTGGCGGCTGCCTGGGTTATCGCTACCGCTCCCGACCAGAACCTCTTGATCAATCCGCTGTAATGGCCGTAGTAAGTGGCCACCACCTTAGTCACGATGTAGACATGATCGAGGTCGGCGTAAATCCAGTACAGGAACTGTGAGGCGTCCACTGTCTTGATGTAAGCGTAGCTGCTGTGATACGCTTCCTTCACACCCGCATGGGCGACGGCGTCCCAATAGAGACTGCCGCGAACAGCGATGCGGTCGGGGTTCGTGTCATCGATGAACTGCAGGTAGATGTCTTCCGCACTGGATTCTCCGTAAGACTTCAAAACGTAGTAAGGCTCTGCCTCGGCGGAGCCATCATCGTGGAGAGACCAACCAACGGTATCAACAAGGAAGGTCATGAGTTTTACCAGCAGGTCTGCTGTATTGTCAGCCATCCCAGAAGTGCTGTGATAAGGCATAATCTTCTCCTATAGGACCGGGTTCTCGGTACCCGTGATGCCCAGCTTCAAGTCCGTCTTGTTTTGAACGGCGGTTCCTGCCGGCACAATGCAACGCCTCCAAAAGGAGATGGTAACATCGTGGGTTTTGTCTCCCAGGTTGAGAGGAGCACCTGGTATTGCCATGTCCAGTTCCGTTTGCGTGAGGGCGAGGGCGTACCAGTCGGATTCGTCCCCGCCCGCGGTGTCGACCGGTTCGATCACGAGGCCAGTGTAGTCGTATCCCGAGTAGACCGGCGATCCATCGGCATGCGCGGCGGGTGTCGTTCCTCCGTAGCCACGCTCCACACCTAAAGTGGTGGTTCCTCCGCCGCTCTGGATGCGCATCTGTTCCGAGTCGATGATGATGACTTCGCCGTCGGTGAAGCGCGATTCGGCCAACTGCAGCGAGGTCTCTCCCGATGCCAGGGGCGAAGCGAGAACGGTCTGTTCGTTCGCCATGAAGAGTTCCTTGTCCTTCGCCTCTCCGTTGGTCCCGTTATAGGTGTCGTCGTCGGGGTTCGAGAGGTCGCCTTCGGATATCTGCTGCGTCATAGCGCTGTCTTCAAACAAGTGAATCGCCATTGATTCCTCCTATGCCGCTGGCCATTGGGTGACCGTGTATTGATTGGCCGCCGCTTCGAAACCGGCCTGTGTTTCGGCGTGGTCGTCCCTTTGCCGGAAGAGCCATCGAAACGATGGCTTTGAGATGCGAAGACCGGCGGCGTTGAGCGGCATGAGTCCCAGCCGCATCGGTCGGGTTCGATCTATGGACAACCGCAGCCCTGTGTGGTTGAGCCTGCGGTTGTTGAGCAGCAGGGTTTCCACGCGATGGCGTCGGGGAATGCCAGTGTCCACGGTCAGTTCAAACGAGGCTCGCGCCTCGGTGACGTACGCGTCAGTAAGTTCAGTGATGTTGAGCGGCCGACTATTCAGAGCGAAACCGGCCCTCCGTGCGCGCCAGCGGTCTACGACATCCCAGGCCCCGCTGACTTCCGACCAATCCGAGCCGGCGTAGGCTATGATGATGAGATGCCTGTTGGTGGCCGCGCCGGAGATTTTGTCTATGTCATTGAGGTGGGAATGACCTACCCTGAGCCACTGGTCGAGCCGGGAACGATAGCTGTAACAATGGGTGCGCCTATCGCCGGTGATTTCTGAAGCCGGTTGATCGGCCTCGGACAGAAGGTCCTTTTGTCTGAACTGGACCCGGCAGGCGGTCGCGGATCGGTTGAGACGGGAACGGTTCAGGTCTTGGCCGGCGAGCCTGATGAAGGTGTCGACCGGAGGTTCTGACGGTTTGGTATCGATCTCGCAACAGAACGCGGCCCGACGTTCGCTGACCCATAGGTTGGGCAGCCGCTCATCGTTGAGGTTTCCAACATTCAGCCGGAATCGCTGTGTTCGTCCGTGCCAGCGGGAAATGCATACCGCGGCGCGTTCCACGTCCTGCATCAACGTGGTGCCGTCTGTGATCCGCCACCAGCCCCAGGTCTTGTTCTTGCGTGTCAGGTGATAATCGGTGTTCAGGGCGTTGTGGCTGACCACGAAGGTCTCGTGCAGGTGCCCGAGGCAAACCCGCTCCACCACTTTCTTGATGACCGCCTGGAAATCCGATTCCATAGACAAGAGCGAGTAGAGCCACTGGAGGAAAAAGACCTTGGTTCCGGCCGGATGGTGAAAGACCAATCCGGGACGGATTCCCTGGACGATGTTGTCACTATCGATGCGGTAAACGCCCAGGCTGTAGATCAAGCCGGGCAGCTTGGCCTGGCCCACAATGGACCTGCGGTTGAGACGTAGCACCTTGCGGAAGGTCTCGTCGATCCGCCCCTGCCACCCCAGGTCGGTAAGCGAGCGCCCGATGGCCGGGATGGTCGCCTTGCGCCGGTAGATTTCTACGGCCTCGCGAATCAGCCGTCGTTGCCTCGCGGCGTCGGAAAGCGGATCGAAGCGATGCCCCACGATCTCGCCGAGGAGAGGAAGAAATCGATCTTCGCACCGGTCGATATCAAAGATTTCAGGGAACCGGTCGGCCAGGAGCTTAAGTTCGTCCAGACTCACGGCCGGGACCTTGAGGAAGGTCTCCAGGTCCCCGGTCTCGTCACGTTCCCGATGGAGGGGAGGAAGAAGATCGATGAGTTTCTTCTCGAAATAGGACGACATCAGGATGCCCTCCTGACGTCGAGGTTCACCTGGCCGAGGACGGCGATCTCACCGGGCCTGATATCGATGTCCTGCTGCGGGGCGTACATCTGCACATGGCTTACGCCTCGCACGCCATCAAGCACGGCCACTAGGTCCGAGAAACGCACCGGCACACCGAACGCCATGCGCTCAAAGGCGAAAAACTCGTCAATAGCCTGCTCGGTCCGGCTTCGGATAAGGTCGAGGTCTTCACCCGCATAGGCGTATACCTCGGCATCCACATCTACGGAGCGATAGACCGGATCGAAGAGATTGATCTCGATGGTGATGACGTTGCGCGATTCGAGGAAAGAGGAAAGGTCTTGCTTGAGTAGCGCCGAGGGCGGGCCGCCTCCATCAGGGGCGACCGCCAGGTTGACCTGGTAGTAGCGGATATTCTTGCAGTCATTGACGTCGAGCACCTGGGCCTTGGCCACGCCGGGAAAACCCTCGGCCAACGCCTGGTAGTCGTCCTTGGTGACGGCCTTCCACAGGGACCGGACTTCGGCCGGGGCCTGCTTGCGGGCGTGTTCCAGAGATTCCCTGTCCGCGCCGCCGGTCGCCGGGGCCGGGTTGGTGACGGTCAAGGAGACCTGTTCGCCGCCCTGGTAGACAAGACTCAGCAGCTCCGAGACCAGGTCCGATCCGAGGTTCCCCCCGGCACCCAGGGTTTCGAGGTGTTCGACGTTGATTTCGGCCCCGGCCGGAGGCACACCTCCGCGCAAACCGTCGCCAAAGAAGATGCGGACATGGCCGAGGCCGTCGGTGTCGGTCTGGAAATGTCGAGCGTCGCTGTCGCTCTCCTGGAAATGAAGAACCTCCGTCCATTCTTCGGCCTGGATGGTGATCTTGATGGTTCCATGGGCCACCGCCGTTTCTGACAGGAGAAACGACTGGTTCGGTTCGCCCGTGGCCGTGAAGGTCTCGGTCCTGCTTTCGCCCTGACGCGCGCCCGTCTCGACGCTTGTCTGTCCCCTTGGGATCGTCGCGTCCGCCGCCGTTTCGAATACGATGTCGCCTTCTTCCAGGCGGGCTTTGCACGCCGTTCCTTTCGGAATGATCAGGTCCGCGTCGAGGGGCGCGGCCAGGGTGAAACGCAGGGAGGTTGAAGCGGCCACCGGACCGTCGAGCCGGTAGCTGACCAGCTTGCAGAGATTGATGACGTTCTGTCGTTGTCGGGCGGTGGGCAGGAAAGCCTCGGCCGCCTGGGCATCGAGGTAGTAGGCGAGCATATCGCCTACCCCGCAGAAGAGCTCCAGCAGGACCACACCGAGATCGGACGCATTGAAATCCGTCCAGCGGTCGGTCAACTGCGGCACCCGCGCCAGCAACTCCCGACGCAGGGACTCGTAATCCTTGTTGGTATAGTCGATGCTTGCTCTGCCCATCTCCGGTCATCCGTCGGTTTTCGGTAACAGGGGCCGTCCCCGGACAGCCGGGTGGACCCGCTTGTTACTTACCGACGGAGACGCGGAATTGTCGGGGCTGGGATACCTGGCGAGGCTCGCGGTAAAAGGGATAGACCAGATTTCCTTCCACCTGGCTTTGAATGACCCGGTACGAGATACGAACCGGCAGGAGGTTGCTGTCGACATTCTGCGGCGAGTCGTCGAAGGAGACGTCGGTAATGACGACCCGTTTTTCCCACCGCTTGACCGCGTCGATCACATAATGGCGGATCAGCCCTTTCAACACCTCGTCGTTGGCTTCGAACACCAGGTCTTTGAGGCGGGAGCCGAATTCCGGGCGCATGAATCGTTCGCCGGGGCGCGTGCCGAGAATCTGGATGATGCTTTCTTGAATGTGTTCGTGTTCCCTGGATGTGGCCGAGGAGATCTGGGCTCCGCCCGAGCGTCGCTGGAAACGGAAAGGGAACTTCAGCCCTCTGCCGAGAAAGTCCAGACTCATCAGTCGCACTCCTCGCAGATGATCGTGGACTGATCGTCTTGGCCATCGTCCCCGCCGGCATCGATGCCATCCGGAAAGCGGATGACAAGGTCGAGACCGTTTGCCATAGAAAGGTGGATCGTTCCTTCCGCCTCGATGATTCCTTTATGACCGCTCTCCTGCATCGAGAACCCCTTGGCTCCGCCGGGAACCAGGCGCACCGTCACCTTTTCTCCGATACCTTCGATGCGGGTGATGCTCAGGACGTCCACGGTGCCGACCGGGTTACCGATCAAGGCCGTCCGATCCCCGTGGGAGACATCCAGGCGGTATCCATCCGGAAGCTCGACCCGATAGCGGTCTTCCGACGTTTGCACTGGATCGATATCCAGCGGCAATCCTTCAATACCAGCGGCCTCGTGGGTGACAAGGACCGCTTCCGGCTTCAATGTCAATTCCCTGCCGTCCGGCAGGGTTACAATTCCGCCTTTGGCGGGCTCCAATTCAGTGGAGGTGCCGTCGGTGCCGAATGCGGTAAGGACCCCCGCCGGACTTACACGGACCATTACGCCGTCGGCAAGGGTGAACAGCCTCCCGCCGTCCGGAAGTTCGCGCACCGAAGTGCCGGCGGGCATGGCCAGGAAGGGGTGGTAATCCGGCGGCTGCGGTTGCTCCACGTTCTGCATGTATTGCTGGGCGCTCTCCGCATGGGCCTCCAACACTGTTTGCGCCTCGGCACGCAGGGCTTCGGATGCCTGATGGCTCTGCAGGAGAATGTCCTTGATCTCGGCCAGGCTGTCTTTGATTTGCAGGAGATACGGTATTCCCTCGTCACCGTCCGGGCACACCCCGAGACCGGACGCGAGGATGCGCACCAGCGCCATGAGTTCGTAATGGGACGGCGATGAACTGGTCTGTTCAATAACCGGTCCATCATCTCCGCCGTATCCGCCACCCATTTGTTAAGACTCCTTCCGTCTAATCAAAGCCGTAGCCTCCACCACCCTGGTCGACCACCTCTACCTGGACATACCGCACACTGTCGCGATTACCTGAGTCGTACACCATGATCACCGTCGAACCGGCTTGCCATCCAAGATTCACTTGCCCATCTCCGTCCACCCAGGCAATACTTGAATCCGCGCTTTCAAACTCCGGATCGCCGGTCGGATCACCGCGGATAGAGAGCGGGATCGTCACACCCCACGAATTGACGGAGACCTTGATGCTCTTCGGAAACACATCCCAATATCGTAATTGTAGTTCCTGGCAGTCCATTCGTGCACCTCAATTGGCATTCGTATCCAGGCTTCCGGTCGCGATCACCGCGCCGCAGGCAGCGACATCACCAAGACGGGCGTTAGGCATCGTTTCGGTCACGGTATCTAAGCTCCCGGTAACAATCGGTGTCACGCCGTGGCCTGGTATCGGGCAGACATGCAGATCGCCCATGCGCGCCACCGGCCTGCCGTTCACCACAGTTCGTATCGCACCAGTGATGATCATCCCGCCATGCGAGGAGATATCTCCCATTCTTGCTTGAGGTCTTGCCATGGTTACATCCCTACAAACAGGTGAACGAGAAAACCCACGATGCCGCCAAAGACGCTTCCGAGCGCCAAGACCAGGCCGACCACTTTCCACATGGTCTCGATGCCCAGCTTGTTGTTCAAACCAGCGTATAGATTCTTGATGTCATCGGAATTGCGGCGCAGTTCCTCACGAATACTCCGGGCCAGGAGATCGACGTTTTCCTTGTCCGATTTCTTTTCGATCTCGCGCTCGATCTTCTCGAGTCGCGCCTGGATTTCCCGGCGGTGGTCCTCAAGGATGCTGCGGAACTCGGCCCGCCATGACTCAAAGGTTCGGGCGAGGAGGCGCTCGTTCTGATCCCGATCAATGGGAAGATCTCGATTCTGCTCATCCATCGGGGTGTCTCCTCTTCAACGAGAATCGTCCACGGATTTGCAGATCGACCTCGAACTGATCGGCCAGGCCGCGCCTTTCCAGTGCTTCCGAGATGGCTCGTTTGGCGTAGTGCATCTGTTCTACGCGACGGCTGCTGGATAGGCTCTCCCGGTGGTTACGGTACCGATAGAGCGGCTTCCTGATATGCCTGGCCTCGGTGGCTTCCGAGAGTCGCAGACAGAGATCGTAGTCCATGGCCATCTCGAATGAGGGGTTGATGCCGCCCGCTTGGTCAAAGACCGACCGCCGCATGAGCCGAAAGTGAAACGTCATGAGATCGAGAAGCAGTCGCTCCTTGGAGTATGGAATGCGACAACGCCGCCCGTATCCTCTGGCTTTTCCATCCTGATCGATTACGATATAATCGGTGTAGACGAGACCCACTTCCGGGTGGGCTGCGAGCACTGCGGATGTTTCTTCGAGAACCGTTGGCGACAGCAAGTCATCACTATCAACCCAGCCGAGAAAGGGTGCGGATGATTCAGCGATGGCCGAAACCAGGGAACTCACTCGTCCCTTGTGTTCAGCCTCGATCAGCCTGATCCGGTTGTCTTTCTCGGCATAGCTGCGCGCGATTTCCAATGACGAATCGGTCGAACCGTCGTCCCAGATGACGAGTTCGAAATCTGAGAGGGTTTGAGTCAACACGCTTTCGATGGCCTCGCTTAGAAACCGTTCCCGGTTGTAGACGGTCATTACCAGGGATATCTCGGGTTGCATTACAGTCTTGGTCATGTGTTTATCAGCACCTTGTTGCTGGAGCGCACGATGATGTTGCCCATGACGCCGTCCATGAGAATTGCGCTTCCGGACTTGTCCGTGGCTTGGATGCGTTCTTGACCGGGGACGGCGTTCATCACGACGACCTGCCCGGCCTTGTCGGTGAAGCGGATCATCTCGGCCCCGGCAGTCGAATCGATGAGGATTTCCTGGGTGCCGCAAAGACCCCAGACGAGAACCTTTTCCCGCCCCTTGGTGGTGTCGATAAGAATCTTCTGCCAGCGGGCGCGTGTCTTGTCGCAGGATTGAATGTGGATTTTCTCCTTGTCCTTCCAGGCCTCCCAGCGCATGAACTGACGACACAGGTCGGTAATCTCGACCCTGGCTTTTTGATCCTTGATGTCCGAGCCGATGTCGAGCTGGTTGCCCCGTTCGGCGTCCTTGGTCCCGCGGCGAAAGGCATTGCCGGATTGAGCATCCCGCTTTACGGGGCAATCCATGTGAAAGATCTGTCCGGACCGGTCGATGATCTTCAGGAATTCCTCTTCATCGCGGTCGTCGAGCACGATAGTGTGCCCGGTTTCGGTTTTCAGAAGAACCTTGCGGCGTGGGCAGTAATACGGCGGATGGCCATGGTATTTCCTGTGCTCCAGGTTGTCGCGCCGATCGGCCTTGTGCTCGACCTTGTCCTCACAGTCATGGCAGGTCGGATCGGAACAGAGGCGTTTCGATTCCTCCGGTTGTTCGCCGGGGTTGCTCTTGGCCAGCCATACGCCCGACCAGATCGGGTATTGAACGTTGCCCCCCTCGAACTCAGCCCACACCGACGCGCCTTCTTCCGGAATGAGAAACATACCGACGTCCTCGTTGCCGCCGTAGGGAAAGCAGGGCCACGCCCAGTCCGACCAGTTCTCCTTACCTGTGCCGAGTACGGCCGGGATTTCCAAGCGGCAACGACCGAGCCGTTCCGGATCATTGTTGTCCCGAACGAAGGCCCGGTACTTGCCGTACCAGCGGTTTTTGTAGCGCTCCTCGTGCTGTCTGTCCTGAGTTTCGATCAATGAGCAACCTCCGGACTACCAGGGCAGAATGCCACGCAGAACTTCACGGACAATACGGGTTGCAAGACTGTCCGGCTTCTTCTTTTCATCAGCCTTGGCCACGGCGTACTGAAGTGCATCCTTAGCCGCCGCCGGTAGTGTAGCCTCCTGCGCCGCAACGCCTTCCTTGACTTCCTTAGCGCCGAACCGCTCGATTACTCCGATCACCGTGTCAAGGGCAGCGGCCCTGGCCCTACCCCAAGCGGTCAGCTTGATGATCGTAATCAAAGTCACGAACAAGGTCGCGATGAGTTCCTTGTGATCGAGGATGAATGTCAAAATCTGTTCAAGCTGTTGCATGTTCGTCTCCTTCTGTTTGCTTGAGTACTTTCGCAAGTGTCACGTATTTGCCTTTGAGACTTCCCCAGCGGGCGCGGCCCTCACGGACATCGACATGGATGAATCCTTGTTCAGGGTAGACCCCAATCCCGCCGTTCCGGAAGGCCGGGACCTGTGCGGCGAGTTCATACATCTTGACCACCGAAAGACCTTTGACGACGATGTCTGCGGCATTGCCCAGCAGGTGTTGACTCTGTCTAGCGCCACCCACAGCCCGGTTGTGTTCGGGGCATCGGTAGCCACTGGTGATTCGAACCGGCACAGCGGCTAGATCGCGGAGTTCCTGTAGCGCTTCCACTAGGTGCGGATTGACCTCGGCCTTGCCACAACACCGGCAAGCGAACTCGCTATTTGAGAAATTCTTGCTCAAGTCTCCCATACTTAGTTGCACCTCACGTCC